AAACCTTACCCCTTGCTCGCCCACCACTTGAATTCCAGGAAACCATCTGACCAACACGAACAGAATCGGCTTTACCCATTGAATCAACCATTTCATCTAAAAATTCTTGTGACTCTCCACTTGTCATAGCTACTTCACTCATTTCTGTATTAACTAAAGAATCTGGTATTGCTGCAAGTCTGCATTTGGCATCTTCTTCTACTAAGAATGAAAGTAGCTTACAGCCCAATCCATTTTCAGCATCATAATGAAACGAACAATTTCCACACTTGACACCAATTACAGAATCTTCATTTTCATTAGATGGCTCATAACCAACCCAAACTCCAGAAGATCCTTGATCGAATGGACCAAATTCTTCAACTATTTGAATTAAGGCATCATGATATGCTTTTTCTTCAGAATTTAGCATACTATATAAATCATTCATTTTTGTTACAGACTTTTTATTATTTGCTTCAGCAGCATACAAAGCTCTTTGCTGATTGATTGCTGCCGCCCTTGTTGAATGACAACCATGCGAACCTGATGGCCCTACAACAGCGTACCCGCTGCATCCACCGTAATTTCTTTTTATATCGTATGGCACAAATATATTATATCATCGCTTACAATATTTTTATAACAATCTATAACTTGAAAGATAATCTTTTATTTCTTCTGTCATTTCTGGTTTTTGTTTTTCTTCAATAAGTTTTTTATTTTGCTCAGATTTTAAAGATGACCATGTATGAATTTCTATTTCACCAACAACTTCTCTTTTAGAGTGTGAAATAGCATTATAAACTGATCCACACATTGCATCTGCCAAGTCCTTTGACTTCTTTCTTGGGTGGTCTACCTTGTTGTTTGGCATGATTCTTAATTCCAACATTTCATCTAATAACAATTCTATATGTGGAGCAGCAACCCGCTCTTCATATATCAACATTGCAAGATCTTCATAATGCTTTTTAGCAACAGAAAGAGTTTCAGAGTTTATTCCAACGCTCTTAAGGTCACGCTGAATATCAAAAGACTGCCACCTGTCAAATGTTACTATGCCAAGATTGAATCCGTTTCTTCTAAGACTTATAATCCAATTCTTTACTTCTGATAAATCGACTGGACCCTCAACTCTTGGTTCCCACCAGGCTATAGCATCTACTACTATAAATGGAACGACCTGTTCATAGTTATTAAAAGCTTGCATCTTTACCCATTTTTCTACATGGCTAATTGCAATTGCACACTTGTCATGTCTTTGTGCAAGGTCTGCGTGAAGAAAATAAATTTTTTCTGGATCTGGTTTAAATGATGGGTCGAATCTTCTAAACGAATCTAATGGATTACGAATGGATAGACACTTTTCTATTTTTTCTCTTGACTTAAAAAATGAATCACTTGATGTTGTTGGCATACAGGCAAATCTCATCAAAGCATCTGTAGGTTCTTTAAAAAACGCAATCTTAAAATCTTCAATAGACCTTGTAGGATTCATTTCCCAAGTTGGTCTTTTTAGTGCAAAGACTCTTGGATACTTATAGGAAATTATATGATCTTCTTCCCATTCTATATCAAAGGTATTGCCTGGATCATCTTCTGGCAACTCTGGATTTAAAACAAATTGATGAGTTCTAAATATAGTTTCTTTTTCTGCAATTGCAGAATCGTAAGCTTGCTGGATAAAGTCGTTTTTGTACCTAGGGAATGAAAGAAGAACAACTTTACCAAAGTCTGGAAATCGTGAGTCTACTGACCCACGGAAAGCCCTGTAAATATTTTCAGCAGTTTTAGCCTGTTCATTACCAGCAGAACCTTGGCTAGCAAATCCAGAGATCTCGTCAAGGATAGCTAGGAATAGGTTAAGACCCTCATGGCTTTCTCTTTCAGAGTGACCAGAATAAAGAGTAATAGATTTATTAAACGCAACACTATTTACCTTCGGATCATATTTCCCAGCGAACCATGGTGAGTTTTTAATTTTTCTTACAAAATTATCAAAGAATACGTTTTTTGCCTGCTCAGCATTGATGGCAATATTGATAAGATCTATTGCATCGTCTGGTGGTTTTCCATAGTACCTGGCAGGATCTTTAAGACACATAAGCTTATATATAATGTATGCACAAGCAATGGTTGACGTATGATCTTTTCCAGAACCCTTTCCACACTGTAGAATAATTTCTACTTTTGAATACTTCTTGAAGTGTTCTTTTCCTTTTTCCTCGCCCATTAACGATATTAAATCTTCTTCACGGTATATTTGACTCATACACTCAACAACCGTATATTGATTTTCAGACAGCGGAGGCTGATTTAAAAAGTCTTTAGAGGTTACGAATGTAACAACGTCAACTGGATTTTCTTCAAATGGATTATCATTAAGAGCTTCAATGATATCTGATAGATCAAGAGTCAATTACAATTACCTCATTTGGAGAATCGTTTATCTCAGATAATCTTTTTAAGATTTCATTTCTTACTGACGGATAGTTAATTGCTACATCCTTAAGAATTCCAACTAGAATTTCATGTTTACGTTCCATCGCAGCCATCTCGTCTGCGATTTCCTTATTGTCTAAAAGACCAGCACGATGAAGCATGTCTAGTCTTTTTGCTTCAATATCTGTAATAAGTTTAATTGCTGTAGTCTTTGCACTAAGGTTAGATGTTTGATCAGCAGACTCTATAACCTCGTATGCTTTTTTAATAAGTTCAGAGTAGTGTTTGTCTGCACCAGCCAACGCCTCCCTGGCTCGTGCATGTATTGCTTGATTGCTTGCAGCCATTTCTCGCCAGTCATTGAGCAATGCCATGACTCTAGTCCGTGGTATATCAAGCTCTTTGGATATCTGTGACGCATCCAAACCCTTTAAATATTCTGTAGCAACAGCGTTTACTTGATCAAGATGTTTCACCAGATCTAATTCTTTTGACACGCTTGCCTCTCTTCTTAGGTATTCTTCTTACCCTCTCTGGATAGAATGATCTAAATCCACATCCAATTCCTTTATCTAATTCGATGCAGTCTACCCATACAATTCCATTCTTAGGGTTAGTTGTTAGGCTAAGAAACTTGAATTGAGTTCCCCATATGCCTTTAATTTTTATCAAGTCTCCCTTGACAATTTTTTTACCATCAATAAACATTTCTTCTTCACGAATAAATGGATCTATTGAGCTACACTTTTTCCTTCTCATTGTCCCTACCTTTCGATTTGAAGGAAATTTTATTATATTGTATCAGTAGATCTTTTTAATGTCAATAGATGCGTTTTTTTCTAATCTATTTATTTCATCATTAATATAAAATATAGCCTTTTTTAAATCTTCAATTTGCTTAGCATCATCCTTTATTCCTGCTCTCCAAAGGTACTTGATAGCATTACCGACATTAAAATTTCTATGACGAGTAATCTGTATGCATTCTACGCCAGATGGATCACTGGTGTAGTGTGGTGGATGATTTACCATATCGCTCATTATTTACCCCTTAGTCCAAATTTAATCAAGTATGAATATATAGTTTGTGTAGAACAGTTGCATTCTTTTGCAATTTCTTCTGGTGACTTTTTATCATAAACATATCGTTTTGTCAACCACGTCTTTGACTGATAAAGCTTAGGCATCTTCTACACCGTCTTCAAACATAGAGTTCCAACGATCAGAAACATACCATCCAACTCCTATCGCATCTGCTACATCATCATCACTTACTTTAACTTTAAAGTGGCTAGCAACAGCATCTATTGTTTTATTTTTTCTGGTTTCTCTTTCTTTACTTTTATACCAAGATCTTGATTTCCCTGGAAATCTTTTTTCTATTTCAGCTTTTTCATTTTTTGTAAGCAGTCTATTACCAATATAGTTTTGCCATTGCATTGGAGTAATTGATTTTAATATTTTTATTCCAGCTACATGTGCTGAAGATATAATTGCACCCTGTACCAATGACAACTGCATGGCTGTTTTAGGTGAATTACTATATATAGCTGATTCTATTATCATTGCCTCAGCATCAATTGTTTTGAAAAATGCAATACATTTTTTAGCTGCATCACCAGCTTTGTAAAATGCATCAGCACCAGTAAATTTTATTTTTCCATATTTAATTAATCTACCACTCTCAAAATATGAAAATGCCATTGAATTAGTTGAGGCATCAATAGCAAGAATGCGTTGTGGCTTAGTAACACTAATTAAAGTTTTATTGCTGTATCTCGTAGTCAAAGTAATCTTTCAGCTCCTTAGCAAAAGTATTTATTCTTTTTTTATTAATTTCACACTGATCGCACATGGTGTCATCATTATATATGCTTAGTGGAGTGCCACATCCTCCAGCACACATCCTTATCTTTCCACGCCTCTTTTTTCTTTTTTCAACATGATATCTTTCAATAATTTTTTCTTTACTTGCTTCTGAGCGACATTCAATACCACAGTAAATTTGTTTTCCAGTTTTCTTTTCATATTCTTTGTCGCACCATGAGCAATAGTTCATTTACATTTGTCCCTTTTCATCCTTTCGTCTTGCAATCTTAATCTCACCACTTGGAGCAGATAAGCATGGATCGCGTAACGGACAAGACATACAAATTTTTATAGAATTATTTTTAAATGGAACTTCTGGAATTGTTTTATTAGTCCAAGCTAGGCGAACTTCTTTCATCCAGTCAAACAAATATTCTAGAAAATCAACATGGTTCTGATTGATATTTACTGGTATAGCAAGTAAGTCATGAGTGTTTTTGTTTTCATATAATATTATGCCCTTTGTCTTTTTATAAATCTTCATATAAATAATAAGTTGCAGAATATGATACGAACTTGCTGTATTAGTCTTCTTATGACGCTCAAATGCATCTTGATTACAGGTCTTAATTTCTACCACATAATCAGTATCATCCCACTTTATAAATGAATCAACGTAGCCGAAAATGGGTGGATCTTCATATGAGGTAGCAACCTCCTTGCTTATTAAAACTCCAGCATCCTCCATGGCTTTCTGTATTCTTGCATGTCTATCTGTACCACTATCCATATTGGTAATAGACTTACCAGCCTGATACTCGTAAAATGTATTACCTTCAAAAGCTAGATACCAGTACCTTGGACATATGCCATGATTCCATACGAGTGATGATGGGGCAAATGACTTTTTTGTTTGAAACTTTGGTATGTTATCTTTTCTATAGCCTTCATAGATTGCATCAATAAGATTGTTAAACGGACCATTATCTACTTCTTCAATTTTGGGTTCAACATATTCTTCTTCATCTATACTCTCTATAGGTTTATTTAATATCTTTTTTAAGATCATATTAGCCATAATAATTCCTAGTCGTATACTTCAAGGCATCGCACAATCTATCCAAAGCTTCTTTGGCTGAATAGTATATATTCTTCTTCTGTCTCTCATCCTTTTTGACATTGGTGTACCATGACGCAAGCATTGCAAACTTAGCAGAATATGACTGTAACTGTACAATAAGCTGTGCTGCTTTTGCTGGTGGTATATCTGGATTTGCTATAAGCTTTGCAACCATAACAAGAGACTTTGTTATTTCTTCATCTTGCATGTATTCTGATATATCATTAAAGCCATTGATCTCGTTGATAACGTCTACTATATTGTCGCTCACTTACTGACCTTTCCCCAAAAATATAAATCGTGATGATCTTTATTTATAGAAAACTCATATTCAGAAAACATTTCATTAAGATTAAAATTATCTCTAAAATCTTTTTCATTTACATTTTCATAATAATCCCAATCAAGAGTCAATGGAGAATCTTCTGGAGTGGTGCGAGTTGTACCATGTTCTGCTCTGCCATCTGTTGCACAGGTGACAACAACAAACCTATATGCCATACGGTACATATTAGCAAATGTCTGTATCCAGTACGGGTTGTGCTCAAAACACTCTGTACTTACCGCCACATCGAAAAAGTTTTCTGGATAGTAAATGTCCTGACCGTGGCCCACAACATCAACACCTGGCCCCTCACTAACGTCTACTCCCACATAAACATTCGCATTGTAAAAATCTCTAATAGTTCCATTTATATTAAGAGATCCTATTTCTATTACAGAAACATCATTAAAATATTCTGGAAACATTTTTTGTATTCTTAAAAAGAAATCTCTTTGTTCAGGATGTGCCATCTTTACTCATTTCTCTTAGATATTCAAACTCGCTCCACTCAATTATAGCAAGCCTTGTCTTTACCTTGTCTCCAAGGACTATCATTAGAACTGGAGACTTGTTTGGATCTACCCTTAATGTATCAGTAACAATCTTTGCCCAAACATCTTTAGTTACTGAAAATGATTTAGAGTATTCTTTTACATCTACTATGTATCTATCCAACGAGCCATCTGCCTTAATGATTCCGCGACCACTATTCTTGTGAGGTCTAGCACCAATACGCTTAAGCTCTGAACGTTCACTCACTAATATCCCTTCTCCTTAAAAATACTAACAGTTGAAACATTGTCACATGACTTACACTTCCATGTAAGATCAAGTGTTGACTTATAATATCTACAGCTTAATATTGTTTCGCCACACTTTTGGCACAAAAACTTACCATGAATTACTTCATATTTAGATGATGGCAACAAGTTCATCAACTTTCTCTGGATTGTTTCGTAACCAATCTACGACCTTTGCTCTACCCTGGAATCTTTCTCCAAGAACGGTGTACCATGCTCCGCCCTTTTCAATCTTTCCAAGCTGTTCTGCAACATCTACGACTTCTGCAATATTGTCCACACCAATACGGTCGCCATCAAAATAGAAATCATACTGACCAGAAATGAAAGCGGGGCCAGTTTTATTGAAATCAATATTCCATGTAACCGTTCTACCAATTTTCTTTTCAATTAACCTATCTCCTATCGCAATCTTATCTTTGATTGCTTGGTTTTCTGATTCAGAAGACCAAAGCTTTATTACTGTTGATGAAAAGAATTTTACCGCATGTCCACCAGTTGGAGCATGACTTACATACATGGCACCAATTTGATTTCTCTGCTGAGAGATTAATATAAGCAGCGTCTTTGAGTTTGCATAGTTAAGCATCTTGACTGCATTCGTCATGTCCCTGGCCTCTGCACCAATTTGCTTAGTATTTTCAAGTTGCTTTAAATCGTCTGAATCCTTTTCAAAGTAGATTGCTGGAAGCAATGCCGAGATTGAGTCCACAACAATAATGTCTGCTCCTGCATTCATATAACTAGTAGCATGATCGACCATATTGTTAATAGTCTTTACATTATCATGTAAAAGTCTGTCTGTATCTACTCCCAGTCTTTTTGCCCACTCTGGATCAAATGACTGCTCTGCATCAAGCCAGACGCATATCTTTCCTTCTGCCTGAGCCATAGCTATAAGCTGCTGGCAAAATGACGACTTACCAGCAGATTTATTGCCCCATATCAATACTTGTCTACCATATCCAAGACCGCCTTTTAGGGCGTTGTTTAAACCAATACTAGGTGTCTTCTGCTTGTATATTTCAACATTTGATCCGAGGCTGACTTGCTTTCTTATTTTGGGATCTAGTTGTGATAGGAATTCTTCCATATCAATTGTCATCAGGCAAGTACCCCATGCATTCTTGGACGATCCTCATTAATCTTTGCCTTTGACTCAAGTGTGTCATGAAGAGAGACAATACTGTATCCCTGAGTCACCATGCCATCATTTCTTAGTCCCCAATATAAATCAAGAACGCGAATAATAATATCTGCTAACTCTTCTACAATCTTTGCTCCACCCTTTTCCTTACGGATAGCCTCAAGTACCTCACTTGCTTCTGAATGAATCATAGCAATTTGCTTGAGATAGAAGATAATATGTGTCTCTTCATTATTTGCATCCCAAAACCCCTTTTCCACAGCGGTATCATGGAGTGCCTTTGCTGTTGCATCTAAATTAATTGTTTTCATTTTCTATACCTTTACTTCCTCTAACATTGTTGTTCCATCCTTCATGGTTGCTATTTTCATCTTTACAGCCTTTCCTGGCTCACATAGCATATATGCGTTAGCAAATGTACTAGAGAAAGCAATCACTGGATGCAAGTCTCTATTATAGTCTGCTGCTGTAATATATGCTATCTTTTTTCCATTTTTTGTTACATTTTTTCTGAAGCTAAGAATAAAAAACTCATCATTAGAATAGGGAACGCTTTTATAATTCAAGAATCTAATTAATGGATTATCTTTGTAATTGTCCATTTGATCTATTGGTATTGCAATAGATATTCTATTTGCAGCAGTCAATAACAAATATGTTTTACCCGTTTCTATTTTTGTCTCTTGTTCATCAAAGAATCCTACCATAGCTGTCTTATCAAGAAACTCTATTCTAGACCAACCAACAGCACGCTTTATCTTCTTTGCAACAGCAAGAAATATTTGAGATTTCATATCATCAAAATCTTCAAGGTTTTCTATAAACGCATAGTAATGCGATGGAATAGTTACATTAAACTCTGGAAGATTAAGATACTCATAAAGATTAGACCTAATACTTTCTTCATTTCTAGGATGATCTGCAAAGGTTAGTGCTCCAACAGCATCCAGCGCCTCAAGTGCGCGACTGTTAATGCCACTACCCTTTGTAAATACATGATTCTTAAAATGATCATAAGAGTTAAATGGTCTAGAGGCAAGAATTTTACTAGCTATGCCATCTGATATCCACTTAATTGAGGTAAGTCCAAACCTGATAGCCTTTCCCTCTATCTTAAAGTCTGCACCAGACTCATTGACGTGTGGCAGCCTGAGTGAGATGCCCATCCTCTTTGCTTCAATAAGGTATCCTGTTCTTGCATCCTTATCATTTTCATTCTTAAGAAGAGCAAACATAAACTCTATTGGATAGTGGTATTTGAGCCACGCTGTCCAGTACGATAGGGTTGAGTAAGCCACAGCATGGGACTTATTAAACGAGTACCCAGCATGGGCCTCAAAATCATGCCACATTTTTTCAGCAGCAGCCCCACCAAGCGGCCCAGTAGCATTCCTAACGAATAGCTCTTTGAATTGATCAAATTCTTTTGCATCCTTTTTCTTGCCAATAATCTTACGAACCTTATCTGCTTCTGCCATTGTCATGCCACCAAGCCTTACACAGGCAAGCATAACTTGCTCCTGGTAAAGGATGCATCCATAGGTGTCCTCTGTGAACTCCCTAAGAATATTGTGCTGATAAGATATAGATTGACGGCCCCTCTTTCTTTCAATATATTCTCTACCAATAGTATTCATAGCACCAGGACGTACTAAAGCATTAGAGGCAACTAACTCATCAAACTTACTGACACCCATCTTAACAAGAAGATTTGTGTATGGTGTTGCCTCACACTGGAATACTCCCTTAGTAAATCCATCAGATAGCATAGCATAGACATTTGGATCATCAAGGGGAAGGCTAGAAAGATTTATTGTTTTGTGATGCCTTTCCTTAATTATGTCAAGTACGTCACGGATAACCGTGAGAGTCTTTAGACCAAGTGCATCAATCTTAATAAGTCCAATATCTGCTGCTTCCTCCATGTCAACTGCAACTACTGGAATTCTTTCCTTGCCACCCGTGGGAAGTCTAGTTTCCATTGGAGCGTGCTTAAATATTGGATCATTAGATGTAACAATTCCAGCAGCATGGATACCAGTGCCACGGACTCTTCCACGAATCTTTTCTGCATACTCAAGAACTTCTGGATACTTCTCTCTAAACCATTTTGTAGTATGGTTATTTGTAAAATCTTGCCATGTATCTACTGACTTTAGAACTCTATTTACATCTGCTAGTGGTACATGTAGTACACGGGCTACGTCACGAACAACGCCCTTGTCCTTAAATGATAAAAATGTAGCAATAGATGCAACATTCTTATACTCCTTTTCAAGATACTGCTTTACTTCTTCACGGCGATTATCTTGAATATCAGTATCAATATCTGGAAAGTCATTGCGTTCTGGATTAATAAACCTAAAGAATAGTAGTCCATACTTAATAGGATCAATATCCGTAATGCCCAAAGAGTAACAAACAAGAGAGCCTGCTGCTGAACCTCTGCCTGGACCAACAAGAATATCGTTTTTCTTTGCCCATGAAATCATATTATGAACAACAAGAAAGTATGGAGCAAAGTTCTTCTGCTTAATAATATCAAGTTCTTCATTTAATCTATCAACATAGACTTGATTACTACGCAGGTTGTTAGCATCTAGCCAAGCGAATGCATACTTTCTTAGTTGATCATCTGCATTATCTACCTTGACTGGAAGAAGATTTAGATTTTTTGGTATATCATATTCTTCAACCATATTTGCTATATCAATAGTATTATTGTAGATACTATCATCAATGACAGTATCTTGCATAGAAGCTCTCATTTCATCATAGTCAAGAAGGTGAATATCGAAACTTCTAAAAGACATTTGACGATCTTTTCCATACAAATAATCAAGACGATCCATCATATCTTTATGCTGTAAAGACTTCTCATAGCTAACGTCTTTTTCTATCTTGGCATGTGTATTTAGAATAAGCATCATTTCCTGGACAACTTTTTGATCCTTAGTGCAATGATGACAGTCTGGAGTTACTATAGACTTTACACCCATTTCATTGGCAAGCTTATATAACTCAACATTCATTCCAGGTACATTGTGCGGCATCAGTTCAATATAAAAATTATCCTTACCAAACCTGTCACTAAACCAACGGATATGCTGCTTTGCTGCTGCATACTCATCCATTTCAATAGCCTTATTTATAAGGCCAGACATGCAGGCAGTTGAAACTATAAGACCGTCACCATACTTGTCTAATACATCAAAGTCAATACGAGGCTTCTTATAAAAGCCTTCTGTCCATCCTATCTCATTTAGTTTATTAAGGTTCTGAAGACCCTGATTATTCTGAGCAAGGATAATAATATGGTTGTAGACAAGATCAAGTGGTGTAGTTCTTTCCGCTTTATCTCTTTTATCAAAGCGATCAAAAGTAATATATGCCTCCATCCCAAGGATGGGCTTTACTCCATTATCCTTACATGCACGATAAAATCTACGATGGGCAGATAAAGATCCATGATCTGTACACGCCAAAGCTGGCATGTTTAGGCTGCCTGCCCGTGCAGCATACTCTTCTGGTGTCGCCACACCGTCCATCAAAGATCCCATATCAGTATGGACGTGAAGTGGTGCGTAATTCAAGATTCTCCAATCAATAGTGGGGGTGGTGGGGGACAACGTGAGATTTTATCCCCCACCACGCTTATTTACCAATCAATATTTGTTGAGGTTGAAGGGTTATCATAACCCAAATAGAATGCTTCCTGCTCTGAATATGGAACGTTTCTTACAGCGTTCTCAAGCGGAAATGCCTCATAATCTGACCAGTCAAATGGCTCAGTATCAGTTGGCCCAGGCATTAGAACATAGTTTGTCTCTGTGCCCTTTCCATTACGCTTTAGCTTCCACTGCATATTTGTAATACCATCAGACTCAATAGCATATTCACGAATTGTGCTAAAGGTGGGTGACTTTGCTACGCCCATACTCCAGACAGCGATATAGGGATCTTCCATTCCATCATCAACAAGAACATTGATGTAAAACCTTAGTCTTCCTCCCCAACCCGCCTTGGGATCTTTACGATGCATTTCCTCTGCCCAATCCCTTCCTTCACTCTCCATGGTACATACGGCCTTACGCCTGTAATCCTTGGGATTGGTATGCTCACGCACGACAATTGCTGCTCCACGATCTGCATCATAGTATTTTGAATCTTCATCAAGCTCGTTAGCAAAACGAACCTTGACACTTTGACCGTCCTCTAGCTTAAGCCAGCGTACTCGCGGTCCCGATGAAGGCTTAGATGACTTCTCCATGCTTTCATTAATATTCTTTAGACCCTTATAAATAGACATATTTTCTCCTAATTAATAATGTATTCAATAATGTTGTCAAAACGATATATAAGTGATTGTATTTGTTCTTCATTCATATCTGATATATCTTTGTATTCCTCTGGAATATTGCCTATAGTAACAATGCTGCCCAACGACTCTTGCATCTTTCTTGCCATTGATCGCCCTGCCTCATCATTATCTGGCAATAGTATTATACTATTAAAATATTGCTTTAGCAAGTCTATTTGCCTATTTGATACTGTTGCTCCAAGAGTTGCTACAGCAGACCTACCAGCTTGTTCTATTCTTATGGCATCAAAAGATGACTCAGTTACAAATATCTGATTTGAAATTTTGTTTCTATTGATATTAAATAGAGTCTTGCTTTTCGGAAGCCCTGTTGAATTTTTAAAAACCTTTCCTTCAATAGATCTTCCAACGAATCCCAGGCATATATTGTCTGGAGAATATACTGGAATAGTAACCATCTTTTGTTTAATAGAGTAACCAATGCAATACTTTATTGCACTATCTTTATTTATTCCTCGCATCTTTAAATACTGTACCGCTTCTGTACCAGAAGCTGACATTAGATTCTGATGTAGCGATTTAATTAATTCTGTATCAAATTCTTCAAACTCTTTGGGCTTTGATATCATTTTACTAATATCTGAAAGAATATCTGAGTCTGCACGTTTTGATTCAATTAAACGAACAGCCTCAAAAAATGTTCTTCCTGTACAATGCATAACTAGTTCTGTAAAAGATTTAGTTTGCTGACAACCAAAGCAATGTAGGCGTCCAGTATTTTTGTCTACCTCTGCTGCTGGAGTTCTAAAGTTAGAATGTATGGGACAGAATATTAAATAGTCAGCATCTAGTTCAAGTTCTATATTGATGCCACATGATTGCAGGACTCGTCTGACTTGCTCTGGCGAGTAGTATTCTCTATTATTCGATTCTTGTCTACTCCTGAAATCCACTGCGCCTTTTTCCTTCCAACGAATACTCCATAAATAGATAGTTCAAAATCAAATGATTTACCATTATACGATAACGTAAAGTCGGGGTCAATATCATATCTAATAACATAACCCTCATATCTCATTGCATTTTTAAGCAGTTCAATATATTGAAGCTTAATTCTAGGAATAATAGAATCATCAGCAATTTCTCCATTTAAATAAAATCTTTTTAGATTTTTATGTGAAATTGTCATGATTTAATTATACTAGTTTTTTACATATCATCTTCAAAATCTTTAGTGATAAATCTTCCATGGTCAAAATCTGTCATAACAAGAAATTCTCCTAGTGCTCCATTACGATTCTTTCTCATGGCAGCCTCAATAACGTCGCTATTTGCTGCACGACCAAGAGCTAGTACCCAATCAGCATCATAAGAAAGTTGCTTTGACCATGCAACCTGTCCAAGAGTTGGAACACTATGCATGTCACTTGCATCATCTGGAGTTGCAGACGCAATAGCAATAATTGGAACTTGCTCACTAATTGCAAGAATCTTTAGTTCACGACTAATATTCTTAATCTTTACAACTTCATTATCAGTACGATTATTAGACTGCATAAGCTGAATGTAATCAACAAACACAATGTCTGGCTTGTATTGATCTATCTTTCCACGCAGTACCGCTGGAGTTACATCACCAATACCATCATTTGATATGATCTGAAAAGATGGCTTATTCTCAAAATACCTCTTGCCCCATCTTTCAAACTCTTCAGTATCTATATCACCAGAACTCATCTTACGATGAGAGAATCTACCTTCGCCCATAATCGTATATGCACGATTACGAACCTCCCCTTCACTCATCTCAAGTGAAACAAAAAGTGGCTTTCTATTATTTTTCCAAGCCTGTACTGCGAGGAAAAGAGCCAACCAACTTTTTCCAATTGCTGGATATGCTAGAAGGATTCCGAAGTTTCCTGGTGAAATTCCAGATGGGAGGTAGTCGTCAAATCCCTTAAGGCCAGTCTTAATTCCAAAGACCCCACGCTCATTAAGTTCACGAACGTGATTAAAGTATGCTATAGCATCATCTACATCTACAACATCAAGGTCACGAATATCTGCTGTACTTTTCTTTAGATCAGCAGTCTGACTAATAATAGTATTTAGTGCCTCAACTGGACGATTATTCTGTAGTTCATTTGCACTACTCTTTAGAATAGATTTCAATGACTCATTAAGATAATGCTCTCTTAGTTCATCTAGGTGATGCTTAGTTGAGCCAACATCGTCTAGTGGGGTGAAGTCACGAAACTTCTCTACTACAAGATGAGTTGGAGGAACGGTACCATTTTGTGAGGAATAGTCCTTAACAAAGTTCCATATATCTTTATGTGTCTTAAAGAGGCTATCTACGTTAGCCTGCATTAATACATGAACCTGCTTGTCACTTAAAACAGCACTTATAACTTTATCTTCTATGTTAGCCATTTAACCACGCCCTTGCACGACTACGATTAATCTTTCTCTCCTGATCATCACGTTCCTTATCCTTCCTGGCCTGATATAGCTTTTCCATGTTTAAAGTAAACCATGACCAATCATGACCCCTGTCCTTTACATGGAAGTACCAGTCAACAGCTTTTTGACACTCATCAAATCCAAACGATTCAACAAGATCTCTGGCTGCCCACTTAGCAGTATTTTTATTTATTAGCGGTTTGTTACCGTATACAGATGAATATTTTAATGAGTAATAGCTTATAAGATCATTGCCTAACCTAATTAGGTCACTCATTCATCTCACTCTTTGCTGCCTCAATCTTGTTAATAACTTTTGTTTCAACAAAATTATATACGCGATCCATGGCGGCGTCAACATTCTCTCCATCACGAACAAAATCTGTACAGCCAAGATCTACTCGTAAACTTTGAAAGTTTCCTATATTTAATGTGTAACCTAAATTTACACTTACTGTTGTCTTATCTGACATTTTTCTCCTAATATGTTTCTTCAGCCCACACTGGGATGAAATCACCATCTTTGGTCCTGGTATACAGGATTAGTGCATCACCCATTCTAGCACGCAGCTCCTGTTCAGTCAAGACCTTGTTGGAAATCTTACCATCTTTTCTTGGCCTTCCCGTGTGTACTCCAGAAAGAAACTCTCTAATAGAGAAAACGTCCTCTTCTGAATAGTAAGATTTTCTTTTAAATGATCGTTCACCATTTGGTAAAATTCCAACTGGTGGTTTTATGTTACCACTATCAACGTGTCTTCTCAACTGTGTAGCTGTTCTATTTAAAAGTCTAGCTGTATTGTGTACCGTATATGCTCTTTTTTTATGTTTTTTAAAATCAGAATATAGCATTGTTTGTTCTTTTTGATCTACTATATTAAAAAGATATACTATATTTTGACCACGATTAATTGATAATGTTTTGACTAATTTATTATTTATAAAAAATAAATTAGGGCTTGGCTTTATAGGCCGTTCCTGTTTTTTATCAAATCCATTTCCATCTGATGGAGCCATTGAACAGACCTTCCAAACTTAGAGGGTGGATGAAAAATCTTTCTCATGCCACACATAATACAATATATTTCTAAATGATCAATAGATAATTCAACCCTATCAACAAAAACTCTTCCTGTACATTTCTTACACTTTATCATTGTTTAGGTATTATACACTAAGTTGTACCAATTGCGATAACATTTATATTCACGTCTGCTTGACCAGCCTGATTGAAAATTATGCTTCCGTCTACTCTGGATGTGCTGACATTTTTAATTACTACAGATAAACTGTTTCCAGCTGGAGATGAAGAATTGTTTACTGGGGTTGCAGTAACAATTGGAATATAAATAAAACTAGGATTAAAATCAATAAACCAGGATTCAGAGGCTCCAGCAGTTACATTTCCCTTCTTAACTGATTTAGTAAATGCATAAAATCTTAAATTATTTGTAGTTGATTCTTTTATACCATTTACACCATTATCAACAGCAGATAGAACAGTAGAAGTAGAAGAAATCTGATTAGTTAATGTATTAATTTGACTAACGATTTGATACAAGTAGTCAATATCTATTGGCTGCCCTCGTTGTGGAAGTGGTATTTTCATTATATCTCCTTATATATTATATCAGCTAGGGAAAACTAACCTGTTGACCAACTAATGAAATGGCTCCTGTATCAAAAAACTGATAAATTGAATTAATTGCTGGTTCATAGCTAGCTATTTGTCCTATCATTCTTACATAAGAATAGTTGTTAACAATAAAAGATATTTGACTTTCTTTGGTTCTGCCTAAATAATTAAAGGTAGCGGTAGCACTTGCTGAAGGAGAATTAAAATATTGTGCAAATATATCTATATTTCCAACTCCCCATTTTGTTGAAACATCATATTCCTTTAGTAATGCTGTACGCACAATTTCATCTATATTTGCAGAAATTACTCCAGGGGTTGAAAGAAATTTTTGAATTACATTTAATGCATCTGCTCGTGTAACATTATCAAAAAATTTATATGTATTTGTTGTTGTAGAAATTCCAATTAACGATTGACTTAAATATACGTTTGGGACTATTCCAGAAACATCAATATTGGATGCGCTACTAGAAACAACAACATTGATTCCAGCAACTGGGAAAAGTGATGTATAGTCTAAGTTTGCACTTGCTCCAATATTATACTTTGTTGGAGCTTCCCATAAAACATTTACAGTTATAGTGCTGGCCGATTTTCCTAAAGTTACTCTATAATTTCCAGCAAGGGATTGTGGATATACTTGCCCTTCACTTTTTATTAAATATAGATTTGAATATTCTGAAACTCTTGCGCGATCCTCAGATGCAATTCTGAACCTAAAAAGATGATTACCATCAGCATTAGCTGGTGGCAAAGTTGACAATGGTATTCTAAACTTAGCCAATGTCAACACCTATACCAAATCTATACTCAATATAGTTGTTACTGTTTTCTGTTTTAATAACTGGATATGACGAGCTTTCTCTAACAATGTCATAACCAACTAAAGAATATAATGGGTTGTCTGTAGTAGTATTTTCAAATCTAAGTCCATCTAGTAATATTTTATAATTTTTATTTCCACCTTCATATTGAGCACTGCCACTTATAACGCTTGCAGAAATTGGAGAAGCTGAATTTGCTGTTGGATGATTAAAGGTAATAGTAGATTCTGTAGAGCTAACAACAGTTAAATTAGTTTGATTAAAATATGAGTATGGTGCAGAGACACCAGATATGTCAAATTTCATTCCAGGGTATAGCCCGTGTTCTGGTGCCGTTACTGTTGCTACAGATTGATTTAAGGCTACATTTGTAATTTGATCAATAACATCAGTTTGATCAATTACACATGCATATATTCTAATAAGGTTAATATTTGCCCAAGAAAATCCGTCATCTAATTTAAAAGAAGAAAGTGGCTTTGTAAAAATATAATATCTGCTATCAGCTATATCAGATGAATCAAGAACCATGGTAGCTCTAGCTTTTGGAGAAAGAGCTGAAAGTGTAGGAAGATTGTTAATAAACTCTATTGCAAAACGAACTTTATATGGTTCGGTATCGTTATTATGTATGTTGCTTAATATTGATATAGCAAATCTAATTTGATCAGAAGGAAGATTTTGACTGAAGTTAAATGCAAGTGAAGTATTTTCAATTCTATATCCATAGGAATTATATGAGGTTCCATCGCTATCTAAATAACAAGAGTTGCCAGAAACTAGTAGTGCCCTGTTATAAAACCTGGGTGGCTCCTGACGATCTTTTCTATTAATAGAATTAAATACTGTTGCATCTGATGGTACAAATTTAGCCTTATCAGTTAAGATAAAATCTGATAAAGAGTTTGATATATTTGCATTTATTGTTTCAGTAGTGATGGTTGATGCAGAAACATCAGAAGCAATAATCCAGTTCTCAGCTGGATTGAATGTTGACAAAGTTTTACTATCAAAAGATCCAGCCAGTGTATTTGCTGCTCCCGAAAAGAATCCTACTTCTGTAATTTGATACCTTTGTTCTGTAGGCATCTCTGCTTTAAAAACAATCTTTTCTACCCCGTTTTCTTTAATGAATCCTTTTGAAATAATTGGAACGCGGAACATTTCAAAATCAAGATTTGTTTTATTTTTAATATCTATGACTTCTTGTGTGGTAAGAGATTCAGTTGGAGATAGCGGGGTTGGTCCACAACCTGCTGCTATATGAGTAGCAAACTCTGAAGTTTGACCTAATAGAAACTTGGCTATAATTTTTTTTCCCGTATTGGTAATCATGTTTACTCCTTATGTAATTTTACCACTTGTTGCAATTTCAATTTCAATAATTTCATCAGAAAGAAGATTGTCAAGTTCTATAATCAAATCTCCATTAGTATCAACATAGTAAAAATTACTAATATTGTTTCTTAACAGATATTCATCATTTGGAATTTTTTCATATAGATTAATTTGATAAATATCAAATAATGTTTGATTTGGTTTTTGCAAAGCTATTATTTGAGATGGGTCATATTCTTTTCTAATTGATGACAAATTAGATATAACAGAGTAATATGGATTTAATCCTTCAACTGTATCTCTTCTAGCCATATTTACTAATTCAAAACTACTAAGCTGTTGGAATAATACCTGTTCCATTGCTTCAACAGATGCTGGAACTGATTGAAAGTTAACAACATCTCTAGCTGGAACAAGAGTTTGTTTTGGTGGACTTGGAGGTGGACTATATGAAAATGCCCCTATATTTTCAGTTTCTGGAGTTGGTTCCTCATCTACCTCTGTATCGCCCCCACCAGGATCAGTAGAAGTGGTTGGTTTTTGAGGATTCGGAATTACCAAAACTCCTGGATTTTTTGGAGGGATTCTTCTAGTAACACGGTTATCTTTATCGTCATCTTTATTAGGCTTTTGTGTTTTTCCAGATTGTTGTCTTGCCTGGTTTTCTTTTGCCCTTTGTCGATCTCTTGCAGCTTCAGCATTAATTAAACTTTGTAAGTAAGGAGATCTAGAAGGAATTTTTTCTTTAGCTGATTGATAATTATTTCTAGATTGCTCTAAAAGCAAGCGAGTCATAGGATTTGTATTTTTTGAATAAACGCCTTTAACTTGTGCTAGTTGTTCAGCAGCTTTAAATGCAGCCTGTGTAGCAGCACCTCTTGCTGATGAAGGTACTTTAGTTTCAGGCTTTGATGCTGGTTTAGCAGTTTTTGCAGAAGTAACTGTTGAACTGGTTGCTGCTCTTGCTGCCGCAGCAGCTTTTGATTGAGCAGTAGCAGCTTTTGATTGAGCAGCCGAAGCAGCAGCAGTAACTGCTGAATTTGCTGTTGCACGACTTGGAGTATTGGATGGTTTAGGTGCTGGGCTAGGTGCTGTACTTGGTGTTGCTTTGGGTGTTACTTTTGCTGGCGGTTTTGTTGAACCCATTTAAATCTCCACCAATACTAATTCAGTAGATCTTTCATCAGCCTGTATTGAATGAGAAATAGATTGAACAACAAATTGCTTTGTAGAATCAATGAAAGAGATATTTGCTCTTGGCTTATAGTTAATAGAAACAAGATCTCCTAATTGTACATGTGGAGTAGCAAATGTTGATATTGAAAGCTTTTGTCTTTGTCTCAATGTTTTTGTCATCATCCAATCCATTAGATTATTTGCATCATCTTCACTTTGAATGTATTCTGATTCAATAACAAATTCCTTTTTACCATATTTTTTTCTACTTAAAAGTATATCATCGTATACTTTATCAGCTATTATTGGAGATTGAATAATATTATTTTGTGTAGTTGGATTTGAAAAACTTGATTTACGATTAAAATAACTGTCAACTGAAAGTTCTCCATTTGACTCTTGTGTAAATGTGATGCCAAGAATTCTCAAATAATTGCCCGTTGTCTCATCAAGACTAATAGCTTTGTCAGTAGTATTAAACACTAAAAACTCTGCTCCATATGCGCCAGCCCTGAATCCTGAAACCACATACCCTCTTTCATTATTAAATGTTGGGGCCAGGACAGCTAATAATGCTGGATATGCTTTATCATATTTAACATTAAAGTATGCACACTCACGCATGATTGTTCCAAATTCTTCAAAGTAGATCTTATATTTTGGTGACGAATTTGGTCCAATTCCAGTTAGGTATGTAGGCTTGACAAATCCAGATACCGAATACTTTCTCATTGCCTCTGGTGTCTTTATTTCATCTGAATAAAACATATCTTTAATTTCTTCAATAACAGTTTCATTAGTATTTGTAGCAAGAACACTTTGAAGAGCATAAATATTTTCAAACATACACTCAGAAGCTCCACGAACGAATACCGCTACATTGTTATACTCTGGCAAAGGATTTGTATCATCTACATATGCAATTTGTTTGTTATTGATATAGAGGTAAAATCTTCTACCTCCGCCTGGAAGATTTTGATACTCTACAGAAAGATCATACACTGTTGGATTTTCTTGCAAACCAATTCTATCTTGACCAACAAAGGTTCCTTCATCAACAATAATTGATCCAAGACCTCCCCATAGCTTTCTAGGTATAGCCTTACCCCCACTATTTTGAACCTTATAAAATACAATATTATGTAGAACTTTATCATATGCACCAGTCTCAGAATTTATTTCATTATATTGTTGAATATTGCTTCCTGTAAGCGCACAGATTTCAAAGAAATATCCTTGATTAGTTGATGGATTAATACCAATAGCAATTCCTCCAGACCCTCCATTTATTTCTACCTTTTCTGAAGAATTTTCTGGTTGAATTGTATAATAAGGAACTTGAGAAGTTCCATTATTTACTGTTTGCGCTTTCTCAGAGTCTCTTTCATATTTACCAATTATTCTTAATCTGGTACCGAAATGCCTATATGCTGAATCAAGCTCTTTGTATACATAAGAAACAAAATTAATTTTACTTGTTGGATAAGTATTAGTATTTGTATCTGTTAATTCTGGAGGACCGACAAATACTAGTGCAGAAGACTGAATAGTTCCAGACTGAGTTGTCTTTAAGTCTTTAATAATTTTATCAGTTGGATATGTTTTGCGTAAAAAGTTTTTAATAATTCCATTTCTTTTTGATCTTTGTGCAATATCATTTCGTACTCCAACTGCCGTACCACTACTATCTTGAGTTGGATATGAAATACTAGTTATTGGTTTTGTAGAAAATAGATATGTTTGTGTACTATCCATTTCTATACCACGGACATTATTGTTATCTGACCAATATGCTGGAAGGCCAGCTGGGTGCTCAACTATTTCTGTACCAAACTGTCCTCGTCCATGTCTTTGAACTGCACCATTTTTGTATGTAACATTCGTATCAAGATCTGTTGCGTCCTGTGTTGGATTTTCATATTTTACATAATATGGTTCAACAAAAATTCTTATATTGCCAGTAGGATAAATTTTACCGCCAAAGGGGAGGGATGAGAAATATTTTTGATATTCTCTATTGCTTGTAATCCATACTGTACCTTCCTGGCTTACAGAAGATTGTGGTGTAGGAATTCCTACGGTTTTTGTTACCTTATATTCAACAGCATCAAAACGAATAACCTCTCCATTTGCATAAAGATATCCATTAAATCTTCCCAACCAGTTTACATTTTCACCAACATCTATTACATTATTTGTTATTTTGTTATTAACAACTATTGGAATAGCTGATGACAATGTTGTGTTAAGGCCCATTGCTGTTAATGCGTAACCAGAAGCCTGACCAGCATCATCATTAACTGGTCTTAATTCATCATTTGATCCAGCTTCCCATAAAAGTACTGGTTTATAGATATATGTTCTATCTTGAGCAGCAAATCTTGCCTGGGAAATGCTACTGAATGATTTCTGAATATATTTAATTGTGTACCTAATAACTCCACTATTAAGAATTTGTTCTTCATTGTTCCCAATGGCTAGAATATTTGGTAATCTTCCATTTGTTTTTTGACCATATAAAACTAAGTCAGTCTTTCTTTCTGGTTTTTCAGGATTTGGCATGAAATATTCTTTTGGCATAACTACAAAATTATTATATTCATCAAAAAACATTGCAGTTTGTGTAGCAGCAGCTATGTTTGAAAGTGCCTGAGCAATAGACATTTCTGGTCCTATGAAAAAGAATGGAATGATTGGATCTCTAATGCTTGCATAAAAATCTCTTTTGTTTATATTTGTTACCATTTTAGAAACTGGTGTAAAGTTATACTGTTTCGATAGGTTCCAATATATATTCCAGGCATCTTCCAAGGGAACATTCTGTCCTGTTGCAGGATTTAAATATGGATTTGTAGTTACTTGTGATGGAACTGGTGGATAAAATACTGGATAATCTATAGATGTATTTACAACAACTTCATCTTTTTTGTATAGCTCTGGAAGATCATCAATTCCCTTAAAAACATAATTACTAAATCCAGCATTATCAAGTAACATAGATATTGCAGAAGTTACAGTAGTATCAGTTAAAAATATTTCTGGTGCTTTTGTAGTTTCAAATTTAAAAAATTGATCTCTTAGAATAACACGAACATCGTTCATGCCATTAGCAGCATATGGAAAGTTTTCAGAATACATCGACTGCATAGGTATATATTTATCATATCCATCAACATCAAGAATTATTTCATAGAAATCAAATTTTACATTTGGTTTTAAATATTGAGAAACTAAGCTACCTTTATTATTGGCAAACAGTGGAATTGTTGCTGAAGATGAAGAATTATAATTATTTAAAGTAAATGCATCATCAAAGTTCATTAACGATACGTCGCCATTGGATGCTAAAAGTCCACCTACTGGCAACTGTGTTTGATCATTACCTGTGCTTTTTGTAATTTGAAAAGATTCAACATAATCAGAAACATTAACCTTAAGTCTCGGAGAAAGCTCAATTAAACTAAATGTTTGTTCTGGAGCAATCATTGTTTCAATAACAAGTCTTAATCCTTTAATAAACAAAAGCTCAGTAAAAACATCTTGACCATATTGATTAAAATAAACTGGATCTGTTAAAGATGAAACTATACCAATCTTTTTTGTATCATCTTGCTCTACTAATGAGAATCCATATCTGGCAGCTTCACTGTACCAAGATCCAGTTACGTTATTCCATATATATAAAGTTCCAGGGTTATCTTGTGTCATACCAATGACGTAAGATTCACCACGATTAATTCCTGTTGGTGGACGGCTAGATAGATCACTTAAATATCCAACTAGATGGAAGCTAGATCTGTATTCTTCTGGAACAAGAACTCCATAGTACAATTCTACATACCCGTCCCAATCTACTATTTCTGTACCATTTAGTCGTTTTGAATTTTCATTAAATGTTTGAGCAGTTACCCAATTATTATTAATATCAAGATACTCTATTCTCCATCTTTTTGGAATTGAAGACAATGACCTATTGCCTAATGGATCTTGTATTGTTGTGCCATTTTGCGTATTAAAGTTTCCCAATGAATTTTTTGCAAGATTTGTTTGCATTTTAATAACAATTCTATTTGTTGGTACAGCTTTTTCATACACAACAAAGGGAGCGGTATCATCAATATAGTATCCTACAATACTTGCATCTGGTTTATTAATTGGATTTTTTAAATTTGATACTCCTACCTCAGTTAAAACATTATCTACTATTTGATTTCTATAAGAATTCCAATATTTAAAATTATCATATCTAGATGCCATATAGTACCTTGGTCTTTTAGCACTTTTTACATTATCAATATATTTATCATTAAAATATAAAAGCTTGTTAATTCCAGATCTTGGTCTAAATGGTGCAAAACAATCTTCTAAATCAAAATATAGTTGCCTATCAACATCAGCATTTTCAAATAGAACTGGTTCATCATTATTATTAACAAAATCAGAATATGTAAAAAAAGAGCGAGCTGCATTAGTATAATAATTTGCTGTATCATCTGCTGAATAGCTAGAAACTATTGGATTATATTTAGAAGCTGAAGCAGAAGGTCTAAATCTATATGTTCCATAATTTTTTATGGTTTGAAAATCATTCATATTCCATTCTGCAATAATTAAAGACTCTACTCTTAAGGTATTGTTCTTTTCTAAATGATCAATTAACTTACCTTGGGGATCTATCCACATTATGCTTCCTCTAATGATACGGATATGTTCCAAAGATCGTGTTTACTTCCGCCTCTTTTTACAACGGTATAGTCAAATGATGAAAAATAAACTTCAAGTAATTGATTATATTGATTTATATAACTATATTCATTTGAAGTAAATTCGTTATACTTGTCATACGAAAGAAGCATCCAAAATGATCCTTGATGTTTTTCATACCAGTCAAGAATTTCTACTCCACCAGCACCACCATCAGCAGTATAATCTTCAAGATTAATTGCTGTTGGGAATCCAGTACTAGGATCAAATAAAGGATCTTTATTAAAAGATCTTGATGGAAGATTGTCCCAACTAAAAGATATTTCTAATTTATCTGCAACGTGATAACTTCTCATTGTTGCATTAATCATTCTCTTTCTATTTTCAATTCTATTTTTATTAAACTGAAGCTCTGATCTATTATGATCAGAAAGTATTAAAAAATTATTAAACTCAGTACCGTTTGGAACAGCAAGCTGTAAAGATGCAGATGCACCAGTATTTGGATTAGTATATGTACTTGAATCAAGTGTGCCAAAATTATCTGACCATAAAATAGCTTGTGGCCTTTGCCTCAAACCATTTGTTGCCCATCTTCCTCTAATATAACTAGCATTAGCCATTTATTTTTGTTCCCCTAATTGTCCTCTGTTGTCTTTGATTCATCTTAAAGGCAATTGCTTTAGCAATATCATCTGCACTAGCATTTGTCTTTGCACTAACATTGATATTATAATTATACGCCATAGGGGTGTAGTTGTTTACGCTTGTTGGTACATTTGTAACATTAGTAACAGTTGTCTGAGAAGCATAATCCATTGTTGAAAGATCAGGGAAGGTATTCATATTTATACTAGATGTATCAATAACTGGTGCCACAACATCTGAATAATTACTAATTGGAGAAATAGAATTAATTTGACCAGCAGACACTAAAGCATCTATTCCATTTAAACGATATCTTGTTGGTGTTCCAGGATATACTTCATCATTAGCTGAACTAGGATATATTTGACTATTTAATGCCTCAAGTTGTGAACCAAATGCTTGTGCGACTGGTTTTCTTACTACAAATTCCCCAGGAGTAAGCATAGCTGGAACCTTATCTGTAGCACCAATACCAGGAACAAATGATCCAAATGCAAATCCTGGTGCCCTTTCTCTTGATCCAACATTTGCAATGCTTCCACCATACATTTTCTTTTGTCCTTCAGTAACTATGGAAGCAAGCTTTTGAACATTTGTTGTAACAGCTTTTGTTACTGCAACACCAGAAACAGTTCCAGTTTTACCTTTACCTGCATTATATGTAGCAGACCACGGAATAGAAATTGGTGGAATAACAATTGGTGCTGCATTTAATGCACCAGCAACATAGGCAAAGAACTGGTTTACAGATGTTACCATTCCGTTAACAAACTGATCCATAACACTTGGAAGACCATTTTCTCCAGTAAGGGCCTTTACTGCTTCATCAAGTTTTGGAAGCTCCTTTTTCAAGTTTTCATTAAACTGTGTTATTGGACTTCCACTAGCAGATACTCCTGGCATTCCTGGAGTAACTGGTACACCTGGCTGACCAAGCATAGACATTATGTTTTCTGCTCCAGGTATTCCACCAACCCCGCCTGGAAGACCGCTAAGGGTGCCCATCTGAATACCAAGAAGACCTTGAAGAAGGGTTGCTTCATCTCCAGCGCCTCTTGCTTGAGCATCTTGTATTGCCTGTTTAGTAGCAATAGCATCTCTAAGCAATTGAACTTTATAAAGCTTTTCTTCAATAGCAAGTTGTCTCAATTTAGCTTGTTCAATTAAATCTTGCTTAGCTGCAATTGCATCTTGAACTGCAAGAATTTGATCATCAATAGCCTTAATTTGTTCTTCATAGCCTTTAATTTTTTCTGCTATAACTGCTCTTTCATTTTCAAATTGTTGCTGCACTGCGTTTCTTGCATCATCTGCACGTTGCTGTGCCATAGTTCTTTGAAGTTCAAGTGCAGCAGATGCAGCGCCAGCAATATCTCCACGAGATAGCGCAGACGCAACATCCATTTGACCACGTTGCTGATCAATAATTCTTTGATTAATTCTTTGTACTTCATCAAGTGCCTTGACTCTTTCATCATATACTTCTTGTAGCTTTTCTTCTTCTTCACGAAGATTGTCAATAGCATCTTGATGTGGCTTCTTACTTTTTTCAAGTCCAGTAATTGTCTTGTTAAGTTTATCTATGTCCTTTTGTATTGGATCAATTTCAAGTTTATTAATTGCTTCAACTTGTGCTCCAAGAGTTTGACCATAAATGTCTAGATTTTCTGTTGCATTTGTTAGTGGTCCCTTTAATACTTCTAATGCTGCCTTTTGCTTGTAAAGTTCAGCAGTAAATTCTTTTAGTTTTGCTGTACCCATATCATATGTATATCCCAAAGCC